TCAAATTTATCAGAGCAAACAGCATCCTTTTCAACTAATCCTGCTTTTTGTTTGTTAGATTATTTAAGAAACGAAAGATATGGAAAAGGAATAGCAACCTCAGATATAGACTTACAAAGTTTTTTTGATGCTTCTCAAGTTTGTGTAACTCAAGTAACTCCTTTTTCAGGAGGTAGCGATATAAATATATTTGATACAAATGCTGTCATAGATACCTCAAGAAAAGTAATAGATAACGTAAGAGATATTTTAAGAGGATGCAGAGGTTATCTTCCTTATGTACAGGGCAAATATAGATTAGTTATAGAAACAACAGGATCTGCCTCAGTATCATTAGGAGAGGATGATATTATAGGTGGATATGCTTTAGCATCGCCAACTAAAAATTCTAAATATAACAGAGTAATAGCAACGTTTATTAATCCTGATCGAAACTTCCAGGCAGATCAGATAACCTTTCCTCCAACAGATGACTCTAGTTTGCCATCCGCAGATAGACACGCAACTATGAAAACTGCTGATGGAGGTTTTTTATTAGAAGGAAAGTTTGATTTTAAAACTATTACAAGTCCCTATCAAGCTGAAGAGATGGCAGAGATCATTTTAAGAAGATCAAGAGAAAGTTTAGGCCTAAATATAACTTGCGGTTTCAAAGCATACGAACTTCATATTGGTGATATAGTAAATATAACTTTGTCTAGTCTTGGTTTTTCTAATAAAGCATTTAGAGTTTTATCTATGATCTTTAATGAAGACTATACGATCAGTTTAAATTTAGTAGAACATCAAGATAGTTTTTATACATTTGCTACAAAAGGCCAGGTCTCTAGTACTCCATCAACTAACTTACCTAATCCCTTTAGTATTCAACCTCCAGCATCTTTAACTTTATCAGATGAGCTTATTGAATATGCTGATGGTGTTGTACTTACTAGATTAAATATATTAGTTGGAGCTAGTACAGATCAGTTTGTTCAATACTATCAAGTTGAAGCTAAAAAAAGCACAGAGTCAGATTTTAAAATTATATCAAGTGGAACTCAACTAAACCATGAACTTATAAACGTTGTTGATGATGCAACTTATAACGTAAGAGTAAAAGCTATTAACTCGTTTGGAGTATCAAGTAGTTATATATCAGAAAATAGAAAAATTATAGGAGCTACTGAAACTCCATCAGATATAACAGATTTATCAGTATCTATGGTGGGATCTAATCAAATGGAGCTTTCCTGGACTCCTGTTTCTGATCTAGACATATCTTGGTACGAGATAAGATTTCAAGATGTTACAAGTGGAGCTACCTGGAACGAAAGCACTCCAATAGCAAAAGTCGTTAGAAGAAAATCAAACTCTTTAGTTGTAAATGCTCAAATTGGGTCTTTTTGTATTAAGGCAGTTGATAAATTAGGAAACAGCTCTGCAAATGCATCTATTGTATCCACTAATATTTCAGGATTGCAAAACTTTACAAACATATTAACCTTGAGTGAATAATGGCAGATTTTAATGGAACTAGAGACAGTAGTGTAGCAATTTCAGAGGACAACGCTGGTAGAAAGGTGTTAATATTAGATACCATAACTCAAGTTGACAGTCTTGTAGGTAATGTAGATTCAGCAGAGGGAGTATTTGATCTAGGAGGAACTGACTCTACATCTAATCCAACAAACTTTAGTGCAAATATACAATCTTCAGGTTTTTACGATTTTAATAATACTTTATCGCTTGATGCAGTTTATGATACAAATTTAGGTGCAGTAATAGGTATGTCATCAGAGGATGAATATGACTTACACGATTCAGGAAGAGGAGCAACTTTGCATGACGATGCAAAAGGCCCTTATGATGGGTCACCTGAAATACAATGTGGTGCGGAGGTTTTAGTTGGTGCAGATAATAGTAGTCTTAGCAATATAACGAGTTTCCAAAAGATTGCACAACAAAGCACTATAAAAGGTAAGTTTTTTAAGTTTAGATGTAAAATAACAAGTGATGATAATAAGGTCAGAGCTAAAGTCCACACTTTACAAGCTAAAGTAAATATGGAAAAGAGAACTGAAGCTGGTCAAGACGTTGCTTCAGATGCTTCAGGAACAACAATAACTTTTGTTAATTCTTTTTATGCAACTCCATCAATAGGTATTTCAGCTCAAGGATTACAAACAGGAGATTATTATCAAATCACAAGTAAGTCCAAAACTGCCTTTACAATAAGGTTTTATAATAGTAGTAATACAGGAATAAGCAGAACTTTTGATTATCAAGTAGTAGGTTTCGGCTTGAAATCAGCATAGAAATAAAATAAAAGGAATTTATGAGTCAAGTATCAGATGTAGTTTTAGCCAATCAAGGCTTTGCAAGTTTTAGAACAGAGCTTAATAATATATTAGGTGCATTAAATACTATGCACGTTGGATCTTCAGCTCCAGGCTCTGTAGCAACAGGGACTATTTGGATTGATAACGCAACTACAAATGTTCTTAAAGTAAAAATTCATGATGGCTCTGATAATGTAGAGTTATTTCAAATAAACACATCAACAAACGCAGTGACAAGCACAATGTCAGTGACAGGGACTATTTCTGAAACTGATCCAAATGCTCTGCCACTTGCAATAGCTTTAGGTTAAGGAGGGGATCATGGCAAATACATTTAAAGTTAAAACTAATGGTGCAATGCCAAGTTCAGCTGGGACACCACTTACTCTTTACACAGTTCCATCATCTACAACAACAGTAGTCATCGGATTAACACTTTGTAATATTCACACTACAACTGTGACAGCAGATGTTCAATTAGTATCAGACACATCAGATACAGAAACAAACGAAACAGTTTTATTAATTAAAGATGTCAGTATTCCTGCTGGGTCATCTTTAGAACTTTTAACAGGTGGTAAAGTTGTTCTTCAGACAACTGATATATTAAAAATAGATTGTTCAGTATCAGCTAAAATAGATGCAACATTATCAATCCTAGAAATAACATAGGAGTAAGCGATGGCTTATATTGGACAGAAACCAGCAGACAAACCTTTAGGTGCATCTGATATAACAGATGGAATAATATCAAATTCAAAATTAGCACAAGATATAATTTCAGCAGAAACAGAATTAGCAACTGCACCAGCAGATACAGATGAGTTTTTAATTAGTGATGCTGGAACTTTAAAAAGAATAGATGCTAGTTTAGTTGGTGGAAAGGATTTTGTAAAATTAGCAACAACTACAATTTCATCAGCAGTATCTGCTGTTAATTTTGATAATACAGTAGTTGGTGGATATAATTATTATCAAGTACGAATGTCAAATATTGGTGTTTCAAATGATGCAGATGATATTGGAATAAAATTATCAGGCGACAATGGTAGTAGTTTTGGTTCAATAGAAGCTACAAGAGCTTATCCTCAATCATTAGAAAATTCTGGTAATTATGATGTAAATTCAGCAGGAGATTATAGTTATCATTTATTAACACAAGATTCTGAAGCAACAGAAAGTACAGATGGAATAAGTGGTGCGATTGTTGATATTTTTAATGCTAGTAACGCATCAAATCATAAACACATGATTTCTCATAGTTTCACAAAAAATCAGAATGGTAGTTATTATGCTTATTGGACAACAAGTAGAAACCAACTAACATCAGCAGTAAATTATATCAGAATTAACAATGAAAATAATACATTGGATAGTGGAACATTTACTTTGTATGGGATAGTAAGCTAATGAAACAATATATTAATAATAAATTAGTTGATTTAACACCTGAAGAAAAAACTATTAGAGAAGAAGAAAGAAAAAAATATCAAGAATATAAAAAAATTAGAAAAGATATTGAAACAAATATTGCTAACAATAAAGCATCAGGAAAGCAAAAATTAAAAGATTTGGGTTTGAATGATGATGAAATTAAAGCACTTATAGGGGTATAAATGGCATATATAGGAAAAACACCAATCACAGGAAACTTTGTAAAACTAGATGCAATTAGTGTAGTTAATGGTCAAGCTGGTTATACTATGAATAATGGTGGCTCTGCTTTTACAGATTACGAAAATGTGAATCAGTTTTTAGTTTCATTAAATGGTATTCTTCAAGCACCAACAGATTCATTTACAGTATCAGGTTCAACAATAACTTTTGCAAGTAATTTAAGCACAGGAGATGTAATTGATTTTATAATAGTTCTTGGAAATACTTTAGACATTGGAACTCCATCTGATGCTACTGTCACACAAGCTAAAACAAACTTTGTTTCAACATCATCATCTGCTGGGTTGCAAATTAAGGGAGATGGATCTTCTACAGATGGAACATTACAATTAAACTGTTCTCAAAATTCACATGGAATAAAACTTGCCTCACCAGCACACTCAGCTGGTCAATCGTACACTTTAAAATTTCCAACAGGAAACGTAACAGCTGATAAAATTTTAAAAGTAGCGTCTGTATCAGGTTCAGGAACAACAGGAATAGGTCAATTATCTTTTGCAGATGAGCCAACAGGGGGTAAAGTTCATCAATTTATTGTAGGTGGAAATGGAACAACTCCTTATCAAGGTCTTGGTTTTGGCACTTATTCATCATCTTATCAAAATACTGTACACGTTACAATCACACCAAGTGCAACTAATTCAACAATCGAAGTTTATGGTTTTTTTAAAATATCAACTGGTGGTAATGCTGGAGAGTATCAAATTTACAGAGAAATAAGTGGTGGAAGTTCGTCTGAAGTAAATGTTTTTTCTTTACCATCGTCTACAAACACAGGATTAGCTTATATAGGTGCAAAAGACACATCACATAGTACAACAAGTGAAATTACTTATAGACTTAGAATTAAAAATAATGGTGTTGGACATTATACATATTTAGAAAGTGCTGGTAACACATCTAAGTTAGCATTAATAGCAGTGGAGATTTTAGCATAATGGAAGATTTAATAGGAAAAGCAATAATTAGTATTAATCCAAATGCAGAGTTTACTTTTAAACTTGGTAATATAGATAGTATCGTTTGGAACAATGACACGACACCTATATCAAAAGAAGATATACAAGCTAAAATGTCAGAAATAGAACAACAAGAAACAGATAAAAAAGAATCAGGAAAACAAAAACTTAAAGATTTAGGTCTTGATGATGAAGAAATAAAACAATTGATGGGAGTCTAATATGGCTCTTAACTTTGCTAACAACAACTCCTTATCAGCAATAACATCTTTACCAGCTTCTATAAGTGGTGGTGCATTAAATTTAATATCTACATCAACAGCCTCAAGTT